CAATACCGCACTCGTATCCGCTTGCTGTAGTGCGTCAAGTGGTTGCCCGAAAAGGTAATGTCTATCTAGGTTCGGATTGTCAATCGGCTCCTTGCCTAACTCCCGCAAAATCATGTTTTGCGTGTACGCGCCAATGTCGAACAAGAAGCGCAGCTCCTCGATCTTCGCCTGCGTGTCCTTCGTGTCAATGTCGTTGAAACGGAAACGCCAGTCGGTGATTCCTAGCCCGATGGATAGCAATCGGTTCATCACATTTTCAAGCATATCTTGTCTCGGCTCAATGACCGATTGCTTGTAGATTTCCGTTGACTCCCTCGCCGTTGAGCCGCCAAGCGACCCCTCGACGACAATCCCAGCGCGATAAGGCGGAACGCCATGCGCGGACAAGACTTCATCACGGTTATCAGTCCTCAACATTCGGAAACTTGCTTCCTTCGTCTCTACAGACAACGCTTGGAACTTGATTTCGACCGGCGTGGTTGAGTAATCCCCTTGCCCTTTTTGCGCTGTCACCACGAGCGTTGAATGCCGATTTTTCTTGATGTCCTGTTGAAAGTATCGTCGGATCAATTGCTTCGTTTGCTCGTCGAGTTCCGCTCCTGTCACCGTCACGACATACGCTGGAACGGCGTGATTTTCAAAGAAACTGATGTTGTACTCCGCCCGCTCCCGGTCGGAAATAATCGCGCTTAGCGCGGGCAAAATGTCCGGCAAGCCGTAATAGTCACTCCGGCTCGTATAATTGTGGACGTGAATGATTTCTGTTGCCCGTCGTTCGATCGGAATTGAACCGGCAGGCGCGATTTCGCCCGTCACGTAGTCCACGTCATTTTCAAAGCCAAACCGCTTGAACCATACCTTCTTCACGCCGCGAATTTGGCAATATCGGTTCATATCCTGATGAACGCGAACCGTATGCGCCGGAATATGCTCCAGACCGACAAGCGTGCCGTCTTCGGCTCGGATGACCTCATAATATCCGTTCCCAATGGAATCGTAGTCCACCATCACGTTGTTATTGATGTCGGTCAGCGTCTTGTACGGGTTCGGGTTCTCTAAAAACTGCATGGCGATTTCGCGCTGCTGTTCGCTTGGGTTGTTCGTTTTCGCTTCAAGATACCATCCTAGCCCTGCAGTATCCCGCGCCTTCGTTTTAACCGCTCGATAATGGTACGGGTTGATTTCGAGCAATTGTGCCAGTGCTTCAAAATTGTAAAGAGGTTCGACAAGCCCCAATTCCCCATACTGGCCGTCAAAACGGTCGCTTGGAATGACTCTCGACTCGCCCGATTGTTTGATCGCGTAGCGTTCGAGCGTGCTTTCCTCGATGATTTCCCCATCACTAAGAACGAACGCCTTAGCCACTGGCTTTTGCTGCATACTGCTTCCCTCCCTTCGTTAGAAGACGTCCACTTTGATTGTGCCTTTCGTTCCCGATCTGTTGAGGTACTGCAACGCTTGTGATGTCGCGTCCACTTGGTCATCTGTTGGCGCGTTCGGGAACGCGACCAATTCCTCGACATAATCATGCACCCACGGCGCGATGCTTGGGTGTGGAATATAGACGTTCCCGGCTTCAAATTGGGGTGATACGGCGTTCAGGCGTTCAACCTTCGTGCCGCTTGGCATCACTGGCAACATGCCGCTGACTTGATTTCGCAACGTATTGATGATGGCCGTGCCGTTGGCTCGATCTTCAATGAGCTTCGCTTGCGCTTGTGGCCATTTTGATGTCAATGAAATAATCGCGCGAATGGACTCTGTGAAAGACAGCTTCGCGCGCACTTGGTCAAGCAGGTATTTGTTTGCTCCCTTTCTGCCCCATACCTGTCCAACGACAAACGACCCGTCGTCCGTGTCCTTGAAAGCAAAGTCCCACGATTGAATGTATTCGTCCATTTGTGCAGGAGCTTCCCTGTAATATTTGAACCACGAGCGATGAATAATCGCGCCGCTTGGCGGCGTTGGACGCTGTTGGTAGAGCGCGTTCCATGTTCGGGAACCGACCGTCTTTTTCGTTTCTTCCGCCCACTTCTCGTCAAATCCGTACTCCGGCCATAACGGCTCGCCGATTTTTCGACCTAGCAAGTCGTTTTCGGAATCGCAAATCGCAGGCAAGGAAACCACTGTCCACCGCTCTGGCTCGTGTTCGAGCAGTCGTCCTGCAAGGTCGTCTTCATGCCACCGCGTCAAAATCAGAATCACCCGCCCACCGGGTTGCAAACGGGTGGATAGCGTGTTTTGCCACTCATTCCATATCATGTTTCGATACGTGATCGAATCCGCCTCTTTGCGGTTTTTGATCGGGTCGTCAATGATGAGCAAGTCCGCACCTTGGCCGGTGATCCCGCCGCCGATCCCGACCGAAATCATCCCGCCGCGGTATTCATCTATATCCCAACTCGTCACCGAATTGACGTCTCTTGAAAGACGGATGCCGAACAGTTCCTCGCCGAACCATTCGATCTTTTGCCGGTTCGCTTTCCCGAACCGCCTTGCCAATGAATCACCGTAGGAGACTTCGATCACTCGCCGGTCTGGGTTCCGGCCGATGAACCATGAGGGGAACGTCTCGGTGACGGTCATGGACTTGGAATGACGCGGCGGCATGAATATCATGAGACGGTCGATTTCACCGCGTTCCACTCTCATGAGATAATCACAAATTAAATCCGAATGTCGAGACGGACGATAGCGCCCAAAATGGGTGTATTCCAAATAGACCGAGTAATCTTCTTTGGCCAACTCTTTTTCGAGCACGTCTAAATTATTCAGAATCTCGCTTATTAGCATTGCGCTTTCGGATAAGTCGCTTGATAAGCTCCCTTGCTTCTTCGTCTTCAAGAAGCTCGCTGGCGATGTTGTGTTCCACTCTGACTTCGTATTGCCCATGAGTTGCCACCTGCCCCAAATGGTTCAAGTCTGCTGTTAATCGCTCTTTGCGCCCCCACCGTTCGGGAAACTTTCGCTCAAGCCGCCATGCCGCCGCCTGCCAATTTTCCTCCGCTGCCTTTCCGATAATCGCTACATCCCGTATCTCCGCTTGCGCCAATGCCTTTTCTATTGCGTTGGATAACTCGACAAACGGCGCTTCGCTCTTCTTCGGTCGGGCGTTCGGGTTCTTCGCTAGACGTTCCTTCTCCCGCGCTCCACGTTTCAACCAATCGTAAAATGTTGTTTTGTTGATCCCGACATAAGCACAGGCCGTTTCAATGTAATTGCCCGCTCGGATCACTTTTACGAGTTCTTCCTGCAATTCGGGAGTGAGTTTTATTGGACGTCCCTTTTTGTTTTTTGTCATGCCCTCTTCACCACCTTCCAATTCATTTATTTTTGGAAAAAGAAAAGGCGCCATAGAAGGCGCGTTCAATTCAATCCCAATAAAGCTTTGATTTGTAGTTTTGCATATTCTTTTATTACTTCCAGAGGGACTGAAGCAATTTCTAGTCCCTTTCCTTTAATACCCTCTTTGGTTTTATTCCAAATTGTATTGTTTCTAATTGAATCAAGAAATTCATGTCCATCCCATGTCAGTGACGCTAAAATCCACAACGGTTCATTTCCTGCCCACTTTGTATAATTTTCTACAAACCCTGCTTGCTCTAAAATTTTCAAGTGATATGCAACTACTTCCCTATCCCAATCTTTAGGAATGGGCAGTTCTTTTTTATCATCATTTTTTTCGATAATAAATAGTAGTTCTCTTACTAAATCCATATTTCTTTCCACGGTTCATAATCCCCCTTTGTGTTGTATTTCAACAAAAGGAGATAGTTTCCTACATAGTTTTTTCGTCAAATTCCGACATTCGTACTCGTCACTAAAACAAAGAAGCCGCCGCTCAATCAGCGACAGCCTCTTTGCGGGGAAGGGATTCGTTGGGCTCTTCTCGGTTAGTCTGCTCCACTCACGCGCATACATGGTAGAGGGTATTGAGGGTATTTATTTGTCCAATATCATTTTATCACAAAAAAACGTGCCAAAACTGACATGTTTTTGACGTTTTATTGTTCTCCACCTTTGGTTAGTTTCAAAACAGAATGGATTTTCCTACATCACTTTTTCGTCAAATTCCGACATCCACACACACCGCACAAATGGACAGGAAACAAGATATGGCACTTGCCACTTCGCCCATATACAGTTTTTGCACTTGTGGCGTTCGTAGATACGTTGGGCTTTTTCTTTGTCGCTGTATGGATACATAACCATAAACCTCACTTCATGCTCTCACCGTAGCTTATATTACATGAACTTATTGTTTCCTGTTTTGCGTTTCTAATTCATCGCAAATAAAAACGTCACCCGATCGGGTGACGCT